CAAAGTCGCCAGCGGCATGTCGCTGCATAAAAAATGGCGCACAGCGTACTTTTCCACGCCGTCGGCTCTGTCGCACAGCGCTTATCCGTTCTGGTCAGGCGAGTTGTTTAACAAGGGGCGACGGAGCAAAGATGATCGCATTGAGATAGACCTCTCGCATTCTCACCTGGCAAAAGGTGCGCTGTGCGGTGACGGGCAGTGGCGGCAGATTGTGACGGTTGAGGATGCGCTGACCGGCGGCTGTAACCTGTTCGACATTAACCAGCTGCAGCTTGAATACAGCCCGGCGGAATATCAGAACCTGCTGATGTGTGAGTTTGTTGACGATGAGGCGAGCGTGTTCCCGTTCGCCGAGCTGCAGACCTGCATGATCGACAGCCTGGAAGAGTGGGAAGATTTTAACCCGTACCTGCCGCGACCGTTTGCATACCGGCCGGTCTGGATCGGCTATGACCCGTCGCACACCGGCGACAGCGCAGGCTGTGCGGTTATCGCGCCGCCGCTCGTTGCGGGCGGTAAGTTCCGCGTGCTGGAGCGCCACCAGTGGCGGGGCATGGACTTTGCCGCGCAGGCGAAATCTATCGAGGACTTAACGAAAAAATACACCGTTGAATATATCGGCGTGGATGCAACCGGCATCGGCCAGGGTGTTTTCCAGCTGGTACGCCAGTTTTACCCGGCCGCGCGTGAAATCAAATACTCGCCAGAGGTTAAAACCGCAATGGTGCTTAAGGCAAAAGACACCATCAGCAGCGGGCGGCTTGAGTATGACGCCGGGGCGACGGACATTACGCAGTCGTTTATGGCAATCCGTAAAACCATGACGGCCAGCGGCAACCGCTCAACCTACGAGGCGAGCCGCAGCGAAGAGGCCAGCCACGCCGATGTCGCCTGGGCCATCATGCACGCACTGTTAAACGAACCGCTTACCGCAGCCAGCGGCGGCGCTAATCCCTCAATTCTGGAATTTTACTGATGAGCAAACGCAGAGGCCGCAAGGCTCACACCGCCACAACACAGCCGGTACAGGCAACCGCACCGCAGCAGCACGCCGAGGCGTTTCCCTTTGGCGATCCGACGCCGGTCATGGATAAGCGCGACATTCTGGATTACGCCGAGTGCATCGGTAACGGGCGCTGGTTTGAGCCGCCGGTCAGCTTTAGCGGGCTGGCTAAGAGCCTGCGCTCGGCCGTGCATCACAGCTCGCCGATTTATGTAAAGCGCAACATTCTGGCCTCAACATTCATACCGCACCCGATGATGAGTCAGCAGGAGTTCAGCAAGTTTGCGCTGGATTATCTGGTCTTCGGCAACGCCTTTGCCGAGCTGCGCCGCAATGGCCTGGGTAAGCCGCTGCGTCTTGAAACCACTCCGGCCAAATTCACCCGCAGGGGCGTGAAGGATGGCGTTTACTGGTTTGTTAACGACTGGAAAGAGCCGCACGAATTTTCGGCCGGCAGCGTGTTTCACCTGCTGGAGCCGGATATCAATCAGGAGCTTTACGGCCTGCCGGAATACCTCAGCGCGCTTAACTCTGCCTGGCTGAATGAGGCGGCGACGCTGTTCCGCCGCAAGTATTATCAGAACGGCGCGCACGCCGGTTACATCCTGTACATGACCGATGCGGCGCAGAGCAGCAGCGACGTTGACCGGATGCGCCAGGCGATGCGCGACACGAAAGGCCTGGGTAACTTCCGCAACCTGTTTATGTACGCGCCAAACGGTAAGCCGGACGGCATTAAGATCCTGCCGCTTAGTGAAGTGGCGACGAAAGACGATTTCTTTAACATCAAGAAGGCCAGCCGCGATGACCTGCTCAGCGCGCATCGCGTGCCGCCGCAGATGATGGGGATTATCCCGGATAACTCCGGCGGGTTTGGTGATGCGGTGAAGGCATCGCAAGTATTCGTGCGCAACGAATTAATTCCACTGCAGGAAAGAATGAAAGAACTTAATAGTTGGCTTGGCGATGAGGTGATTGCCTTTAATGATTATGTTTTAGTGGCTTAAAAAATAGCGGCTCACTTCGAGCCGCAAAATTTCACCTGCTTTTTATTTGCAAGTACTGTCTTATGTATGTGTCAAGGAGCTTGTTTATTTCATTATTAATAGCGTCATGTTTTTGCGGGCTCCTTGCTTTAGATAAATGCTTTTCAATAAATTTGTAGGAGAGTTTTATTATTAATTTCTTTTGAGTGTGATAGATTTCTTGTGCCCAAGCCAGTTCCTTATGCTTATCAAGTTCATTTTTATGATCCCTAGTAATGATAAATGCTATTTTTCCATACTCATTACTAAGGTAACTGTTAACTTGGCGGTAGTCAGCTTGCCGAAGTTCAGCATAGTTCTTTATTTCAAAGATAACCATTCTTGATTGATAATCTTCAATAATTCTTTTCCATACTGAACGCTCGCCAGAATTTGTCGCTATAATATCTCTTTGTTGTATACCGTTTTTGTTGCTATGTAATTCAATATTATGCAGGTCGCCAGCGAAAAGTATTCTTAAAGTTTTAAGGCACCATGATTCAAAGTCGTGAGCACCTGCCAAACCAGAATCAATTGCATTTAATTCGCTAAGCAGAGCTCCTATCTTTTGTTTTCGATGCTCGGTTGATGCTGAGCTAACTTCAATATCATATTCATCATGAATATCTTCAGCTTCACTTAGCTTAATTTCACTTCGAGAAAGACCGAGTGCTAACCAGTAACAAGGATGAATGAGTATACGACTTTCATGCTTGAAATCTCGATCAGGGTCCTTTCCATCATGACAAAAAACGAATGATGAAGTTTGATCATTATATAAGCCTATGAAACCAACGCTGTATAATCGCTGGATGACTTGTTTAGGTCCATCAAAAAGCAGAATATCTTGAAGTTTATCTCTGGGTAAATCGTCATTGTCCAAAACTTCTTTTAATACAGCCGAAGCACTTCCCAACGACATTTCAGGATCGTGACCATTGAACTTCCTTGTGAATTCTTCAAGTGCTGGAAAAATTGTATCATATTCTTTATGTAAGTCGTTTAGGCGGTTTATTGAGATTGACTTAGCAGTTGAGTCTATATCATCCAGTATGATAGTGTCCCTATCATTTGAACCAGCACGCAAAAAAGCATCATTTAGGAGTACTAGAATATCTCGTGGTCGATATAATGTTAACTTCAATGCGGTTCTAAATCCCTCCATACCCTTTAACTCTCTTGCAGCAAACTGATTCCATGTTTTTAGGTTGTTTTCTTTTTGAACATCAAAGGCAACTCTAAGTCGATTGCAAACCACATTAAAAAGATTGTATTCATCCCAGTGGAGTCTCAGCGTTTGCCCCTCTATATTTCGGGTAAAATCAGGATCCATTTTTGATATGGAACGATAAATATTATCTCTTATAAAAGCATATGAAATTATTCTTTCTTTGGTTCTAGCTTTTAGGTCAATAACTGTTTGCGCAAATCCATCGACTATTGCAACACCCAGATCATCAGGGCTATAACCTTCATCTAAGCGATCAGCGAGAATAATCATTTGATAATCTGATTTATCAAGAGACTCTAAAATAACCTCTTCAAGCAAATCAAATTCAAAAATGTCAGATAGATCTGCAATTAAGGAAGCAGGGCTTTTATCTTTATCTATAACTGCATTGAGTTTTTTTCTAATTTTTGTGGCAATCGCTTGTCTGCGCGGACCCCAGCTTTGAATATGAGATTGTATTGATAATACATCCAAGTCGTTTTTCAATTTATAGTGATTAGCTATTTCAGTAATTACTTCCATGTAAAGAGCGTAACGCCAAGAAAGTTTTATACCGGCCTTAATTTGAGAGTAATTAGTTCCAAATATGGAAAAAACGTCTCTTAATCCAATTATTTGCTCTTCTTCGGGAGCAATAGTAATCACTACTGTTTTAGGTTTTGTTTTCCACTTTTTTGAAAGCATATGAACTAAGGCGCTTTTTCCTGTTCCACGTCTTCCTACAACAATGCAGCGATCACTCGATTCTAATATGGATTTATAATCAGCGGTTTCCCAAAAAGCTTTTTCGAGCATGTTGGTATCAGACTCTGCTCTTATATCACCTAAAGAATTTCCTTTCATTTCATGAGCGATCCTAATTTTTTTGATGACTTAACGTACAACAGGGTGCTAGGCAAGTAAAGTCAAGCTGTAAAACTCTTACTTTAGAGTGTGTTTGTGACATACCGCGCGCAA